GGAGTTGATGTATCTCCCCTCACGCAAATGGCCGATCGTTACGTTTACGACGAAACCGATGACAAGTACATTGACAGGGATCGCTTCTATACTATGTCGGGATTTATCCACGATGGGGCCGAATTGGATCGACGCCACCGTAACGATCTCATGGAAGTTGCGGGAAAGATGAAGCCTGTGTTTAAGCTGTTTGAGTCATCGCCGCTGCGAAGGCGAGTGGGTGGTCGGGACCTCTACCCCGATTTCAACCCCGGCTCAATTTTCCGTATATCTCGCGCTGGCGATACAATTCCCGATGATCAAGACTCCGAGCCTGGAACTATGACCGTGTTCAACACGTGGCGCGGTTGGCCCATTCTTCCAGCCAAGAATCCCGACCCCAAGTTGTTAGCCAAGTGCAATTCGATGATGGACCAATTGTTCAATTATCTATGCCAAGATAATAAGGAGCAAGTGTCGTGGCTCAAGCAATGGATTGCGTGGACGGTCCAATTTCCTGGGCAGAAGCAACAAATTGCGCCGGTGTTTGTTGGTGGTCAAGGAGTAGGCAAGTCATTTTTTGGCAACATATTTCTAGGGCAATTATTTCAGAACCAATGGGGGTCTGCTTCACCCAAAATATTAGAGGGTACATTCTCTGTCGAGCCTTTTATAAACAAAATGTTTGTTTTTATCGACGAGGCTAAATTCTATAGCGAAGCCAGCACGGACGAAATAAAGAAGCTAATCCGCAGCGATCGAATGGGCGGCGCAGAGAAATTCCAATCTGCTCGTACCTACCGAATATTTAGCCGGGTGGTATTTGCTTCCAATCGGTTTGACATGAACATCGGCCAGGCAAATATGCAGGACCGCGCGCTGTTCTACATGAAGACCTACGACAAGGACTTTATGAAATGTAACGACACTCAATTCAAGAATTGGGCGGTCACCATCAAGCCATTCTTCGACGAGTTCAACACGTTTATCCACCGAATGGATGTAAAAGAGCACTTCATGTACATCTTTAACACAACGGAGGTAAATAGACATGAAATCGAGAGCACTACTCTCTCTAGTGGATCAGACAAACACATCATCGAGTCCAATATGTCATACGCTCGACGAATTGCTAAGTCTATTATCGAGGAAGGACGTATCTGGGAAGACCTGGACATTTCTGCTCCGTTCACCATGGTCGAATTCAATAAGAGGGTTTCTGATACCTGTGAATCCACTCGAGTTAGATTTGTCCAGCCCCGACACGTCTTCGAAGAATTCACATCAGCTGGACTTCTGGAGCCTTGGACTACTGGAACCAACAAATACTGGCGCTTCAAGCACAAAATAGCCACGCTCACCGAAGAATTCAGCAAGGCCCTGGGCGTCGAGCTAGAATCCCGCTTTGTGTTCACGGAAGAGGATTACGGCCCCAACGACTCGGCGTTCATCGGTGCGAAACCGTGGAAGGGGACGAAGGGCAGCCGGTTCGGCATATAATGTTCAAGGGGTACTTGACAGCAACGCGCCGCTGTGCTAGGATGGGGGATCGTGGGGATGCACCCCGCAGCTAGAACAGGAGAGAGTAATGAGTGATGTGAACCAGGCTAACCCGATCGAGACGGCGCAGGAGCCGAAGACCACCAAGTCCATTGTGCCGGCGAAGTACTCGGGCCGCTACAAGAACGGCGGCGAGGACGAACTCGCACTGTTCATCAAGGACCAGTGCACCGCCGAGGGCAAGTTCGACTTCGAAAAGTTCTTCGAACTGTGCACGAAGAACGGACTGCCCACCGAGAAGGTCGAGCACTACAAGGGCCAGGTCGCCGAGAAGCGGCACGGTGCTGAAGGTCGTGCTCGTATGACCCTCCGGAACATGCTGGCGACTATCGCCCGCAAGAACGGCAAGCTGGCCGGTCTGGACGGCGAGGAAAAGGACGTCAACCTCCCCAAGGCGGCGCTTACCGGCGCAGCCAAGGCGGCGGCTGACAAGGCTAGCGCGGCCTAATTAAAGATCCCCGTTTCTAGTTAGGCGGCTAGAGGCCCCCGGAGTTCGCACACTCCGGGGGTCTTCATGTATAGAAGACTATCTTGACAGGCACCCCGGCGTGTGGTATACTACAGATACGGTCAGACAGACCGGTGCAACGCGCAGGTGTAGAATGAAAGAAGATACATTGGTAACCCTCCAAGTTATATGCAGTTCCCTACGGGGCGTAACAACCCAAATCAGGGAACAGACCGACGAGGTGGTTTCCACCACCGATCACGTTCAGGTTATCAAACACTACGATCAATTACGGCAGGCAACCGCGCTGATCAAGGAGTCCCGCGAGGCGCTCGAGCAAATCGAGATGAAACTGTCGCGGGAGCAGGTGCCCGAGGTAATGAGGGCACACAACATCAAGAACATCACCATCGAGGGCGTGGGTCGAGTTACACTCGGCACTCGCTGGTCTGCTTCGATGCCCGACAAGCAAGCCGGGTTTGATTGGCTGCGCCAGAACGGGAATGGCGGAGTCATCCAAGAGACGGTCAACGCTCAGACCTTAGGTGCTCTCGCCAAGGAACTGAACGCTGAGGGGTTGGAACTCCCGGCCCCAACGTTCACAACGAACATCATGACGTACACTTCAATCACAAAGGTGAAGTAACATGGCAAATGAAGTAGAGAAAACCAATGGGGGCCTGCCCGCCCATTTGGCTCAGTATAACAAGGGCAAGATCGGTAACGTTGACTCTTCCGATCGCATCATCCCGCGAATCAAGCTGATCCAGGCAATCTCGCCTGAATTGGTGGACTTCCCGGACGCCAAAGCTGGACAGTTCTGGCATACCATCGCGCAGCAAAATCTCGGCCCCAAGCTCCGCGCGATTCCCATTGTCATCCGCAAGTCCTACGTCCTTTGGGCACCCCGGAATGACGATCGAGGCATTCTCGCCCGCGCGATGGATGGTATTCATTGGGTACCGGCCAACGCCGAGTTCACCGTTAAGCCCAAGAACTCACCGAATAGCATAATCTATAAGACCGCTAACACGGTGGCCGAATCGGGGCTTGACAAATTTGGGACCTCGATCCCCGGCGACGACAATTCGCCCCCGGCAGCAAGCCTCACGTACAACATGATGTGGACGTTGCTAGACTTCCCGGAGTTAAGCCCAAGCATCATCATCAACACGCGCTCTAGCGTGAAGCCAATGCAGCAGCTGCTCTCCCGGATTGACTCCAAGCCCGTTCCCCACTACGTTCAGGTGTACGACATCGGGACGGTGCAGCAAAAGGGTGCCGAAGGGCCATACTTCAACTTCACCTACACCGGAGCGGGATTCGCCGATGAGGATACGGCAGCACTCTGCTCTTCAATGTACGAGCAGTTCAGCAAGGGCGGCTGGGTTGCGAACGACGAGGCCGAGGACGAGCCTCCAACTGAAAGAGCAGCGCCGCGTCAATACGATGAGAACACAGCGGGGAAGTTTTAGGGTCGTGCCTTTTCCTTTCCCGTTGTTGGGGGTGGGCGCAAATGCCCACCCCGCCTTTAGGGGGCTAAATGAAACAAATAATTGATCCAGTGCGCGCTCTGGTTATGGTCAGAGATTCGCATGTCATTGCCTATGATACCGAAACTACCGGGATTACGGTGAAGGACAAGATTTGTGGTTATGTCATCACCGATGCCACACATTCAATCTATGTGCCGGTTCGCCACGAGGCTGGCGGCAACATACCGAATGGGGAGGAGTTCGAACATGAATTGGCAAAGGCTTTTGCTGATCGTAGCCGATTGGGTCGTCGAACTGTGGGCCACAATATCGGGTTTGATCTGCGCATTTCTCTTCGTCACGGCATTGTTCTTGGCGCTCCGCTAGAAGACACGATGATCAATGAGGCGATCATTAGCGATATTACCCAGGGTTACGGATTGGACGATTGCTCTGCCCGACGCGGGGTTACGGCGAAAAAAGGGTCAGAGGTATATGCCGAAATTGCGCGCCGGTTCGGTGGATTGCCCGACCGCAAACAGATGAAGTTCTTTTGGCGGTTGGAGGGGGATCACCCTCTCGTCGTTGATTACGCAACAGGCGACGGCATATCCACCTATCAGTTATGGATTGTGCAGCAGGCAATCCTGGATAATGACGACCTGCGCAAACCGTGGAAGCTAGAGTGCGATTTGCTGCCTTATGTGGCGCGGATGCACAACCGGGGGTTGAAGATCAATCCCGAATACTCGGGGAGGATAATCGGCGATGTTACAGCAGCTATCCAAGAGGCTAGCAAGGTATTTGTTCCGGGCTTTAACGTTCGGTCGCCCAAAGCGGTGGAGGCCCTCTATCGAGCTAACGGATTCGCAGAAGAAAAGTTCGCCCGTACGGACAACGGTGCTGTATCATTCACCGAAAAATGGCTCGAGACAAACGATATTGGGCACGCAATATTATCGGTACGACGTCTAGAGAAGGCGCGCGACTCATTTATCACCCCGCTGATCGACACCCACAATGTCAACGGGCGGGTTCACCCTATCCTCAACCAGTCCAAGTCGGACGATTATGGAGTTGCCGGTGTCAGATTCTCCTGTTCAGAGCCGAATTTACAAGCTTTCCCCAAAAGAAACATCGAAGTTGGTAGAGTTGTTAGAAAGCTTGTCGTCCCGGATGACGGATTTGTCATTGAAGAAGCTGACGCTAAACAACAAGAACCCAGATTATTTACCCACTATTCAGGCGACCCGGCACTTGTTGACGGGTACCGAAGTGGTACGATGGACATTCACGACCGCGCATCCGCCCTCCTCAACTTAGACCGCGATACCGCCAAGAGGATGGCAATGGGGATGCTAACAATGATGAGTCCCCCCACGCTTGCGGGACACATGCGATGGGACATCGAACGGGCACGGTCTGCCCACCGGACATTTCTGACGGACGCGTTCCCCCATATCAAGGTATTTCAGGATACTGCCGTCCAGGTGTTCAAGCGGAGGGGATATGTCAAGACTCTTCTCGGGCGACGGGCTTACTGTGATGACCCGCGATTTGCCTACCGCGCCGTATCCCGGATTATTCAAAATGTTGGAGGAGAGCATATTAAAATGTGTCTCCTTCGCGCATGTCAATACGAAGACGCGCATCCAAATGACGTACAGATGCTACTTACTATCCACGACAGTCTATTATGGCAGCGTAATCCTGCCCACGACCCGACGGAGCTTATTAGGATCGTCGAAAATGTGGGCAATGAGTTAGGGGTATCCGTTCCCCTCCCATTTGGCCTTGGCAGCGGCCCCGATTGGGCTAAGGCAAGCTATGGCGACAAGCTGGACAAATATGAGGAATAGAAATGCCTTACCGCCCCGGCGATCCGACTTACAAGTTCGAAGCCAAAATCGAAGTAACCACGGCGAAAGCGTACTTATTGCACCCAACTATGGGCGTAAAGCAAGAAGTGTGGTGCCCCAAATCGCAGGTGGTCGGAATGACCGAGCCTGATGAGAACGGCAACCGCATACTAGAAGTAACCGAATGGTGGTGGCAGAAGGCAGACATGGATGAGTGAGTCAGACGTTAAACGCGGCATGGTGAAGTCCGTAATGGAAATGGGTGGATATGCTCGCCGTATCGAGGACCAATATGGGGTAGGAATATTTGACACACTCTTTATCCCCATCGGCCTGCCGGTGTTCACGGCGGAGGTTAAGATGGTTAAGGACTACGCCTTTGGCCCCACCGTAAGGCAGCTGCTCGAATTGGAGCGCGTAAAGGTGGCGGCGCACAAGTCGGGCCATGTTATCCCCCTCATGATTGGCTTTAAGCAGGGGGTGTATTACTTCCACGAGCCTAAAGCAGTAATTGATTGCCGAGAGTGCTTCTCGGTCACGTCGATTAAAATGTCGTTCCACGACCAACTAGTTCAATACTACCACTCAAGGAGGAAATGATGGCTAAGAAGATGAAGAAAATAGACAGGTTCGATATCTCCGAAGAGACACACCAAGGGGACGTAGCCGAGAAGGTACTCACCGGAGCCTTGGACCAAGTTAAGTCCAAGAGCAAGGAACACGGCGACACCACCAACTCGTTCCAGATGATGGGCGAATTCTGGACGACGTACGTTCGCCATACCTCGGTTGCGCGAGCGCACCTTGCCATCCAAGCCAAAGACGTGGCCCAAATGATGGTCCTCTTGAAGATTGCCCGCACGGCTTACGGCAAATCCGGCGACAACCACGTGGACGAGGCTGGTTACGCCGCTCTCGCTGCCTTGCTCGATCCCCCCAAGGAGTAACCATGGAATTGTTCAAAGGTACAGGCGTTCATTGCGTGGTGGACGGCCAGTTCGGATCGACGGGCAAGGGGGCACTATCCGCCTACCTCGCGCAGCAAGCCTACGAGCAGGGCAAGGCTATCAATTTCGCTGGCTCCATTTACAGCGGAGGGCCGAATAGTGGACATACTTGCTACTTCGAAGGGAGAAAGATAGTCCTCAAGCAATTGCCCACATTCGCCGTGTACCTATCTATGCTTGGGGTTCGGAGCGCCGTCTACTTATCGGCTGGGGCGGTTATTGATCGGGAAATCCTGTACAGAGAATCCGGTCAATTCCCCGATGTGCGGGTATTTGTGCACCCCAACGCCGCTATCGTAACCGACGAAGACCGCCGCGCGGAAGAGGGGGGTACCATCGCCCAAGTGGCGGGCACTAGAAGTGGTACCGGGGCTGCTCTAGCTAGGAAAATACACCGAGAACCCATGGCCATCGCTCGAGAATCGTTGGGAACGCTTGGTCGCAACGTAGTGATACAGAACCACCGCATCAAACCCGAGCAGAACGCCTATTTTATGGAGGTCGCGCAGGGGTTTAGCTTGGGGATCAACTCCCATTTCTACCCCAAAGTAACCAGCCGCGAATGCACCGTGATGCAAGGTTTGGCTGACGCCAGAATCCCGCCCCGGATGCTTGCCAAAACTTACATGGCGATCCGAACCTACCCAATTCGGGTTGGCGACGTGGACGGACATTCCAGCGGCGAATGGTACAGCGACCAGAACGAGACTAGCTGGGAGGAATTGGGGCTGCCCCCGGAGCTTACAACGGTTACACAACGAGTGCGGCGTGTCGCAACATTCTCGATAGACCAGTTCTTCGAGGCATGCGCGGCGAACGACCCAGACGTGGTATTCATATCGCACATGGATTACCTAGACGAAGTATCCCAACAGTACCTGCTATCGGACCTCCACGGCGCAATGGAAGCCATGGGCAAACAGTTTGATTTCCTACTTGGCTACGGACCCCACGTAAAGGACATAAAGGAGCGTAGACGTGCCAACCAACATCCTCGTCCAAGTGCCTGATTCGCTGAGGGAATACCACGACAAACTGCTAGATTTCTTTAACGGTATGATAAAGAAGCTGGATAAAAACTGTCACAAGGATACCCCCTCGATCCAGGACATGGGGCGAATAATAGACCTCCTTCAAATGGAAGTTCAGGAATTCGAGGAACAGTTGGTCACCAATAAATATGACGAAAACTCGCTAATCGAACTGATGGACACCGCAAATTTCGCTTTTCTAGCCTATGTCGCGTTAAGACTGCAAGGAGTGGAGCATGCCAAAGAGGCGGGTAATCCTAAACCTCGATGAGGAAGACTGCAAGTGGCTGGAGGAAGTATACGGGGATAGTTGGACTAAGCGAATGGAACAGCACATCCACAATGAGGTAAGGCTTCGCAGCCAAGACGCGCTTAAAATGAGGGAACCATGGAATTACTGAGCGTCCAGAAAGCTGCACTAAACGCGGCTAATACCGCACCCGGATTCGCCTATTACATGGAAATGGGCCTCGGCAAGACATTAGTAGCTCTCACCGAATTCTGTCATTTAGTTAGCAAGGGCAAGGCTACCCGGATGGTGGTTATCTGCCCCAATAGCTTCAAGAGCGGTTGGCAAGACGAGATTAATAAACAGGGGGTTCAAGTCCACCCCTTCGTTTTCAATTCCGGTTCCGCATATGAGAACGACCGCTTCTTGAAGACTGATTACAAGTTGCCGCCCGTGCTTATTGTGAACTACGAGGCGATACGAATACCGCACGTCCGCGAATACATTGACAAGTTCATCAGCGGTAAAAATTGCGTGTTGACGATAGACGAATCCATCCAGATTAAGACCTACAACGTTATCCAAACCAAAGTAGTGCTTGGGATGGCCCCTAAGTTTCAGTATGTTCGCCTGCTATCTGGAAAGCCGGTAACGAGCGGCCCCCACGACCTTTGGGCGCAGATGCGAGCAATCGGTGCCATAAATACCAAATACCATCCCTTCAAGACTACATATTGCAAGATGGGTGGGTTTAGAGGTAAGAAGGTGGTCGGCACTCAAAATGAGGAATTGCTCGCCGCGCTGATCGACAAGTTCATCTTCCGAGCCTCCAAGAAGGATTGGACGGACCTCCCCGAGAAGATGTACACTTCGCGGGAGTACAAGCTAACGCCGGAACTGTTGTCTATGTATAAAAGCATGGAGGACGAGTTCGTTCTATGGATAAACGAAACCGAGAACGTCGCCGTGGACGCCTTTATAACGAAGTATATCAAGCTTGCCCAAATTCAATCCGGATTCATTATCAAGGAAGATGGGTCTACCGAGGAATTAATATCGCCGGAAAAGAATCCACGGTTCGTATTGGTGCGCGAACTTGTAGAGGAAGCAGACGGTAAGGTAATAATACCGTACATTCACAGGTACACTCTCGGTTTGCTGCAGCGGAGCCTGGCTGAATACAACCCCGCGCACATTAAAGGGTTAATGGAGCCGCACGAGATTAAAGCCCAAGTGGATAAGTTTAACAAGGATCCGAATTGCCGCGTTCTGCTGGGTCAGACACGCGCGTCGAAATACGGACATACCTTATTGGGCGGGGAAGATATAGATCATTGTTCTACTATGATATTCGCCGAGAACAGCTACTCCTTGGACGACCGCAGCCAAGTGGAAGACCGAATGCACCGACACGGCCAGAAATTCAACTGCTTATACGTGGACGTTTGGGGTACCCCATTGGACCGCAGAGTAACAGCGGCGCTGCAAGCCAAAGAGGACATATCCCAAGCGGTGTTTCAATACTTTAAGAAGCGGTCTAATAACCCTGCTCTTCTTCCAGTTGGTTCATAATAGCTCTACGAGCAGCACTCCCAACTCTGTTTGTGCCTTCCGGACTCAATATTCCCTTATACTTGGGGTGGTTAAGCAACATGCGGCGCAACTCTTCAGTCGATGCCTGGGTTCCCCCTTTTGAGGCGGCATTAGCGATGCCACCAATAGCGGGGAGGCCAACTGCGGATATTAACGCCGGTATTACGTTTCCGCCCATCCCCAATGTTATGCTAGAAGGCAAGGACGCCACGTTTGCGGCGTTCCCCAACCATTTCGCTCCTTTGGTAGCCGGATCGCCGTGGATAACTTCTTGCATCTTAGCCTGGACCTCGGGCTTCTTAGTAAACGCTTTATTACCGGCGATGTCCGCAATAGCTGATTGAAGTTGGCGCTGAGTTCCGCCACCGGGGGTCGCTTCGACGCCAGCGACAGCCCTCTCCACTTGCCCGGATGGTGTTATAGCCCTAGCTCTTGGGCTTGCGGGCGGAAGGGTATCGTCTATTCCGGACCACCATTTGGCCGCCCTGTTGCCAACCCCCGACATCGCGTGAGAAATCCCGGTACCAGCGCCTCCCGCAAGCGCACCAACACCTGCTCCACCAGGAATGGATTCGCCGCGAGAAGCAGCCGAAATAGCGCCCTCAGCAGCACCTTGGACACCACCCGCGAGAAGACCAATAGCACCCCGCGCTATCTTACCACCACCCAATTTAAGTCCTTGTGTGGCCAAATTAAACTTCCCAGGGCCAACTAAACCGCCCGCGATGTCTGCTGGGATAGCCCCTAAACCCAACCGCTCTCTGGCAGCAGTTACATCTTGCGCTGCGGTGGCTCCACCCGGAGGAGGAACGCCCAATTTTTCGCCAGCCCAATCAGCCGCAGCCGGAAGTGTGCTTAGAGTAGCGGCATCTAAAAATGTTTTGCCTACGTCTTCGCCCGTCCTGAAAGGCTTTGCCCACATCGGCTCTGCATCGCGGACAGCTTGTTGCTTAGTATTTACTTCTTGCTGTGCCGTATCCTTCGCTTCCTTAAAGGCTTCGTCATAACTATTCGCTTCGACTTTATACTTCGCCCCGCCTGGGAGAGTAATAATAAATTCGCCCATTAGTTTATCCTCTCTGCTCTACCGCCCTTAATACTAACGGGGCCAGCCTTCTTCTCCATTTCAGCCATTGCGTCGGATATAGCCTTATTGTACAGTTGTTGTGCTTTCCCCGCATCGCCTCCAGCTTGCTTAACAAAGTTATTTTCGGCCAGCACCATCATTGAAGCCTTAATCCTGCGGACACCTTCAAGCACGTACTTCGGGTCTTGGTTAGGATCAATGCTAGCGATAGTATCCCTCAACATCTTGTTCTCGAAGTCCGAAACTGGGCCAAGTGCGGCACCTGTTTCAGAAGCATCGCGCATCGCTTGCAACTGAGCGAAAGCGGTAACCGCCCCGATTGTCCCAAGTTGTGCTCTGACGTTTACAGCCGATCGCATGCCAAGTTCGTTAGCTTTTCCAGAGGCGAAGCCAACGGCAGGCGAATACCAAGGCGCTTCCTTGATAATGTTCTCAATATTTTCAGCTGCGGCGAATACCGAGTTAACAGCAGAGTACCTGGATCGCGCCTTTTCTAGGTCCTTTTCAGCTGATTTGGCGTCCTTCCTTTGAAGAGCCGTTCCCTCCAACCTCGTCTTCTCAAGTTCCGCCTGATGTTTATCACGCAGTATTTTAGCCTCGCCGCCTGGGAGGTCGTACAAGGTGGGTTCGCCGGTAGCCGCATCCACCGCAACAGCACCCTCGGCAGTTCTTCTGTAGTCTTGTCCCGGAGGCGGAGCGGGGAATTTCTGCCCCTGATCGCCTACGTTCACAGAAACGCCAGTCTTGCCGAATATCCTCGCACCCTGCTCAAAGGTAAGCGGCGGCTTACCAGCGGCCACGCGTTCTCTGTTGGCTTCGTCTATCTTCATCGCAAGAACGCGCATTTCGTCTGGAACTGGTTGGCCAATACCCGGAGCAACCGGCTGACCAGTTTCCATGTTAATAACCTGCGGGCCTTGCGGACCGGTGCCAATTTGAGTAGTTGGCTTCTTAAGCCCACCAACACCGGGGCCAACCGGCAGCGAAGTAGCCGGATCAACAAATACGGTAGGCCCTTCTTCTGTCTTTACTGCCTCCCCCTTGATTGGCTTCGGCCCACCAAACGAAGCGATAGTCCTTCCACGATGGTCAATAAAATGTTGCTGACCAGTAGCGTTATCCGTAGCCAACGACAAGTTTTGAGTTTCGTGATGCTTGATAACCTCGTCCAATTTGCCACTGGTTTCCAAAGCCAAAGCAGCTTCGGGGGTAAGATTGTACTGCTTCGCAAGACCACCAATCAAAGAACGGCGAAGGAGCATATCCTTTTGTGCTTGGGCATGTTTCTGTAGGCCAATTAGATCGGCGGCGGAAACATTTTGCCCTGCGCCTCCTCCCCCTACTCTGCCCGCGTGTTGAATAAGTGCTTGCCGCGTCCCCAAATTGTTGGAGAAGCCTGCCGCGATAAGGCTCAAACCAGAATCCAATGCCTGGGCATTCTGATTCTTTTGTATCAGTTGGAGGTACATATTCGACAAGTCTGGGGGCGACTGCGTAATGGTCGGAGCCTGTTCAGGAGGCTGTGGATTAGTCAACGGCGTAGCTACGCCTTGAGGCGGGGACGGCGGCGGAGCGGGCGGAGGACCAGCCGGGGGCCTCGGGGCCTGGGCTTGAGCTTGCTGGCCCGCTTGAGCCGACGGAATAGGAGGCATAAATCCACCCTGCAAAAATTCGGGTCGGATGCCAGGGTTAGCCGCCGCTGTTTGGCCAGGATTATCACCAGCCATCCCCGGAATGAATTGTGCCGGAATAGCCTGATTTGGGTCCTCGCCCCTCTGGAGGGCGGCAATCAGATCAGCTATGTTCATGGCATTCTATCCGTTAGAGTAAGCCCATACTTTCGCTGGCGGTTTTGCATAAGCGCCGCCATCAATTGTTGCGCCGCCATCGCATTCTGCTGCCCTTGCACATCCGGAGCCATCGGAGAAATAGTTGCAGCGGCTGCCGCCGCTTGCGGGCTAACTTGCGGCCTAAAGCCGCTAGCGATAGTTTGTAAGTCCGACAGCCCCGAATCCTTGCCGCCCTTACCCTCTGGGCCTAGCAACGCGGTTTGTATTTGGGCACCTATTCCAGGGGGTTCTACCGGAGGCGCAACAGGGGGCGGCGGAAATGGCGACGGAGCCGTTGGCCCATGTTGAAGCTGCGGAAGATAAGGGCTGGTGGCCAAAGACATGCCGGGAACTGGCTGTCTGCCGTCGAATCCATAATATGCCATGATTTTGTTCGCCGCTTCTTGGGGTGGAGCATTCGGGTCCACCTTGTTGACCGCCAAATTTCGTGGAGACGCGTTGCCGACGCCGGATATCATTCGAGCAGCCGTCACAGCCCCTTGTTGGTGTGCCAATGCCAGCTCAGAATGGGTCGGATCGCGGCCTAATGCCTTAGCCAATGCCCTTCGATTATCCTCAGTTAGTCGGACACCCGCCTGGATATTCGCTACTGGATCAGCGCGCTTATCCCCACTGTCCCCCACAAGCCCATAAGTCTTGCCGGTGCCCTTCGTGAATTGAAGCAAACCCTTTGCCCCGGTGGAGGACCCGAGATTTGGATTACCGGAGCTTTCCTTATACACCATACGATAATAATAGTCCCGCATCGACGGCGGAACGTTGGCGTCAATTATCGCTTTGATGTTTTCTGGAAGTTTCATTTTAACACTTCCATCAGATTGTTAAGATCGACCGTCTTGTACTTGCCCACCTTCTTGACGGCGCTCGGGTATTTCTTCTCGATGTCCTGCGCCATCGGGCCGACCACCTTCGGATAGCTCTTCGGGTCATCCTTATACCGGTATGAGTAAATTGGGATACCCGCAAGCGGATCATCGCCAACCTTCTTGATGTCCGTCTTCATTCTACGATCAGACATCATCATCGGTAAAAATCTGGAGGCGATATTCGCGCCGCCAAGTGCGATGCTAGCCCAATCAGTGGGTGGCTTTTCCGCCGTGCTTGTCTTGTTACTAATCTCGGTTTTACCGTAAGGCGTCATGCCCAAAGCAGCCAGCCGGATATTAAGGGATTCTACCGGGGATTGTTGCCGCTCCTGGAATTTCTGCATATCGGCGTTGATAACATTTTGTCCATGTTGCTGCTGTTGTTGGCCGCCCATAAGCAGGGCTTGTAATTGACTCAACCAGCTAGCATCCTTACCTTGCGCAACGTTTCCCAAACCAGCAGCAGACGCTTGGATGCCTGACCTATCCTTTAACGCAGTATCGGTGGCAGTAGTGAACCCCTGATGCCGAAGTTGGGCAGACAAATCGCCGATGCCCCGAGCACCCTCCGCCTGCGTAACTGCATTCTGGATGCCAAACCGCGATCCTCCGAATGCCTTAGCTTTCCTTGCGGCATCGGCATTATTATTTAGTTGGCTAGTTAACGACCGTTCCGCGTTGCCTATGGCATTTCGCTCTACCTCGGCGGTGTAAGGATTGAGGAACCGATTAATGTCCAACGGGCCAGCGGCTTGGCGGTATAACCCAGCAGATTCGTCGTACAACGAATTCGCACCCGATCCGGCTTGCGCCATCCCATACCCTTGCTGGGTAAGGGGTGATTCTGCAGCTACCCGATTTCCCTGATACTGTTCAAAAGGTCGATCAGCCACCTGCTTCGCAAGTTCGTAATTCTCACGACCGCCCGCTTCGACCCAAGCAGGAAGTTGTTGTTGCTTGACTTCAGTGGCTTGTGCCGGTGTGCCTTTGCTACCCATTTTTCAGTTCCTTCGCATACATCGTGCCAGTTTGTTTCCAGCCGGGGGTTCGAAAATTCCACCACCCCTCGCGGCCAGTTGCTGTTAACATATCCGCGTCAAGGTCCCTAGCCCAATGCTCCAGCTTCTTTTCCATCCGCAGCGAATCATCCAGGTAGCCAACCACGTACAATATGTCAACCACCTTCTTACGAGGAAATTCTTGTACCTGGGTAACTGCCCAAGTGTCGTTTTCAACATGGCTCTGTAACTTGCCCTTATCTATTTGGTCTATTATATCACTAAGTGTATACACATTGCCCGCCATTCCTAGGGCTTTGGCCATTCGACTAACCATAAGCGGGTCGGTTATCATCCGTCGGACACCTTAGTTGCAACCAACACCCCAGAGTCGTTGACCGTTACTTCGTATACCTTCTTGCTCGGCGAATATAGGAGGACCGACCTATTCGCCGTCTCAGCGTTCAATTTCCCGCGATTGGTTCGCTCTTGGTCACGCAAAAATTCGACCATGAACTTGGTTACCTCGGAGTCCTCGAATTTCGGTATCCTCATTTCTTTTTGCCCCTCGGCTTGATGTCGAATATGATGGGGCCAATCGTACTCCAATCAGCATTCTTAACCATGTCCACCCGGAGGCGAACATCGCGCGCCGTTTCCCGGATATCAACCCAACCGTGGCCGTTTACTGTTCTCTGTGGGGTTGTTCTCTCCTGTGCATATTCGCTGCGATCGTTGTTGGTCTTAAGCGAAAACGCCAGGGCGGTCTTGTCACCAGCGATATCTGGCAAAATCTTGCTAATAGTGCACCAACGCTCACCACCTAGAATGTTGATCGTTTGCGACTCCAGATATGGCTGGAATAGGGCCTCGGGATAAGTATATCCGGCTTCGTGCTTCCATACCTTCCACCCGTCCGACAATACTGGGTAACGGTCGTTGGCAAATGTGACACCGCAAGTCCTCTTTAAATAACCACCCATCCACACTTTCGAACGGTAGTCGATAGCAGCGTAACGGGTTGCTTCCACGCCAAGTGCGGGGTCTACCCAGAACCACCATATCTCTCCCTTCGCCAACATGTTGACGGAGTGCGATTCGCGGACAGTTCGTTCGAAGTCCATCTTCTGTGAGATAACATCCCAAATGGGGCAGGGGATTGTGTCAACAGCCGTGCCGTTGAATAGCCAAAAGCCCTCGACTGAAATCCATACAATTCCATCGGGGATGGAAGAAATCGACGCAGCGCTGATCGGAATTGGAGCCTTTCCAATTGGTCGGTATCGATACACATAAGGCAGGCCAAGATGTTCTATAATATGAGTCATCGCCGGAGTGTGCGCCGTAACGCCAACGGAAGACGAATGCGCCGCAACGATAGGCGCGTAGGGGTCAACCGTAAACATGCCCGCCGTGTTTAGGGGATTAGCGAAGTCCCAATCCTCGATATCCTCCGAGCTACACCAACCGAAATCAGCAAAATTACCGGCCATTCCGAACAGCATACAATGATGCTCGGGGGTAACCACAAACTGGCGGTTATTTATAGGAGCGCCGGTTACGGCGACAAGTTTGGTAAGGGGCGTAGATGGGGACCATATAAGTAGTCGACCATCGTAGCTCGTCATAACCAACAGGTCTTCGCCCCAATTGTTGATGGACCAAGCGGGGGAGAACTTTGTAAGAGTAGAGATACCGGGACGCGGAGTTCCGTATAGGTCCTCGCCGTAATCCGCCTCGCCGTAGCCAGCTTCTAACCCAGCTAACGGGGCCATCCCACCGACAGGAGTAATATCAGAAAGGGTGCCACCGGTATCTATATAAACATGTTGCTCGCACAGGAAAGCGGTATACAGGATGTTGTTGTTGGATAACCACTTATGCATCGCGCGACAACGCGAAGCAAACGGCGTTGGGTATGGAACTTGCTCCCAACCATTGACGGGCCGGAGGGTACTTCCGTCATCCCAACGCATAAGATTACCCTCCCGCCAGTTCACAATCTTGGCGGATTTAGACAGGAGAGTTGTTATCCCCGCAGGGAACTCAATCGACGGCATTTGTTACCTTCGCAACGGTGCGCCGAATATCTGCCAACCTAGCAGACCAAACAGCACAAACAATAACAGTGTATTAGCGCCAGCCCAAGCGCCACCAACCATTCCAAAGTGTAGGAGTGCGCCGAAAACCAGCCAGATCAACATTATGACCCAAAACGCTAGTCCTAGTGACATTTTCGCCTCCTAATCCAAACAGGTGTTAGTCCTTATGACGGTGTTTCTGGTCCGCCCAGCAACTACGTCCGTCATTCTCTTCTCCTGGTCTATTCTACCGCCAGGGCAACGAACCTCAACGTCTACTGCCCTCCATTCCCATCGCCTTCCGTCCACCATACAACCAGTTAAGGTTAAACACAGCAGAATTGCCATCCTCATTTCATCCCCCTTTAGCCCATATTATGCCAAACCCCGTCTGCAGATTGCCATTGTATCGGGGCACAAATGCCCCGAAGAAGATTACCGCTGAATTGTAATTGAGTTAAGATATGACCGTGCGGAATATTGATCACGTTAGATATCCCAGTATCCACCCCTCCTGGACCTATCCGCATATTAATCGCCGGATTTATGTTGTGTGGGGACCAAACAGCAAGACCGGCGTGATATATTGAACCAGCATCGAGCCTACCCACGGCAGCTATATTACCATTACTTGTAATGGTATTCGCTAACATCGTATTTCCAGTAATTTGACCAGCAGCGGTAATAGTATTATTACTTGTCATTGTATTAGCCGTAACAGCGTTAGCCGAAAAAGCGCCACTAAGAGTCACACTCGCAGCCGAAATAGCCCCACTTATGGCTGCGCTCGCAGCCGTCAAATGATTAGTAATTGCCGCGCTAAGAGCAGAAAAAGCGCCGCTTAGCGTCAAGCTGGGCGCTGTCATAGCGCCAGTTACACCGAATGTGCCGGTGATGGTCAAATTTTTAGTAACACTTAAATTGTTGGAGATAATTACGTCACCGGTTTGCCGGTTGATTTGTAATGAGTCATCTACCTTTACACCAGCATTATTGAACCGCGAAATAATGAACGGGCCGGTGACACTCGCCGGAACTTCATCCCCAAGCGTCATAGTCCATTGGATGGTATTGCGCAATACTTCATTATCAATAATATTAAAATTCTCGTTGAGCTTGTTGCCCCACGAATTGGCCGACGCGCCAATTTCTGGCTTCGTCAATCCCATCTTCGGTGTTACGGTGTCAGCCATGATAGTGATCCCTATTGCACATATTTATTCAAACGCCAACAATTCCTCGAAGTCCATCGCCAACATCTTTTCTTCCGCCTCGTCGCTGATCGCACGAATAGCCTTAATTTCCGCCCACATCGCTTTAAACGCGACTAATTCGGCGTCCTCTTCTGGTGTAAGCGGCTTGGTTGCCATCTGATGCACCAACTCAACCCCGCGCGACGTGGCATTATCCTGCTTCCATGTCGGATACTTCTCATAAATCTTTGACATGGCTTGCGACTTGATTTGTAGAAGGTAAATCTGTTGCACCTCCTCAAGCGGTCGAGGCGTTCCGTCTGGATAATAGAAGCGCGGATCGAGCGGCGTCGTCATTTACATTCCCCTATGGAAGCTCGAACACGCCGGACATCGTAATGTCTGTCCCATCCCCTCCGGGGTAGGTATTGTCGTAGTGGACTATCGACATCACGCCACCGAACATCGACCCCATGACGGACTTGCCGACGTTGACCTTGCGCCCGTTAGCGCAACCCCTCATTCCAGAAAGCACAGCCGGGAGAGTGAGGTTGATCGCGCTGCTGCCCGCATTATTGGTAGGAATGTTGATTTGAGTGCGGAAATCCACGGTCTTGCCACGGATTGTGTAAGCAACTGTCGCGGCGGCACCCGCTCCAAACGGCGGATTAGCGCCAGGAGCCAAGTCGGGTGGCCCTAGAACTACCGTTGTCCACGCTGGACTGTAACCGGTGTTATCATGAATTATGCCGGTGGTGCCGGTAATCGGCGTGTCGAAAGTAATTTTTGCCGTCGAACCTTGAAGACTGTTGTTAGCGATAACAAACCGCCCCATAGCTCCGCCGCCAAGCTTGATGTCGGTGGCATTACCGGAGAACCCAGCCGATGGACCGAACGTATTATTCGTAATCCTGAAATCCGACACTCCCGCCACGGCGTAGAACCCAACAGGCGTGGCAACGATAGTACAAGCATGTAAAGTAACATCCGTAATTCTCGCATCGTTCACTAATATACTATAAGGAGTACCACCAATGAAAATACACCCGTTGAAGTGAATGCCGGAGAAGTTCCCTGTAGCTCCACCATCCATCATTAACACCACATTAAACACCTGTGGCGACGAAAACATACAACCAATAAAGCGCCAATCACTGATCCGCCCATTCGTTGTGCCGAACGGTTGGAAGACCACGTTATTCGATCCGGGGCTATCGAACCAACTGTTAGCGATGACTCCGAACCACGCGATTTTACCCCCAGCTGGATTGACAAACAAAGACGTCCCGCAAGAAATAATATCGATGCTCTCTATCTGGAGGCCGCCAGTTTCCGCGATGACAATGCCGTAGGAAGGATAAGTACGCGGCTGACCATCCCAAGTATGCTCATCACCAACAACGTGGCAGTTGTGGATAAACGTCTCGTTAAGATTGTCAATATAGAACGCACAACCACCAGCCGCTGTTGCCCCGCCCGTCAGCGAATAGACGTTAACGCTGCCAATTTCCGCAACGCCGCCGCCAATAACTATTCCGATATACGCCTTATGTAAATACAAATCGTGGAAATGCGAATGTGTTAGTGGGCTAGTGTCCGTCTCGTTGCGAATATACGCGCCGCTTATACGCGCCACGCTAGATGTGATCGTAAGGTGCGCCACTTCGTAGCTGGCAATAACGGTGGGACCGGACGCTGGCCAATGAAATAGATTCCCCGTCGCAAACTGCACTTCAACTTTCGTGGTTTGGTACCCATCCCCTATAATGCGAAGATTATGTGGCAACAACGCCGGTGCGGTTGCAAACACAAAGCGACCACGCCCAAGATAGAGCGTTCCACCGCCAACAGAGCCAAGATACGCAACGGCAGCATTGAACGCTGCGGTGCTGCTCGTTGCGCCGGTCGGATCGCCGCCAAAATCTGCGAGACTAACAGCCTCGCGCATTTTATCTTGTGCTGTTCGTTCAACCGCGCCAGTGCCGCCTTGCATAAAGGTACCACCGCCCTCATCCTCGCTAATTACGTTCCATTTTTCACCGTCCCAAATGTAGCCGTTAGATACCTGGCCAGGAATTAGTGGGGGACTTGGAAAGTTGAAAGCCATTGCTTATTCCCCTATACAATCTCAACTTCGCCGGTCGCGTAGTAGTTTATGGGCGCAGCGATAGCTCCAGCAGACCTCGCGACAATGATCCCCAAACTTATATTGGCTTGCGCCCCGCCGAATGATAAGTTGCTATCTGAGTAAGCCATCGCTGCGTTTCGTTTTAGCGTCATGCCAGGCGGAAGCGTGGCTTTCAGATAATCCGGCGGCCCCGTTACTGCTGTAACCGGAATAAATAAATTGAGTAACAACCGCTTGCCAATACACTTATAATGGCCCACCGCGCCAGTTGCGGTTATTGTTCCAGCATTCCCCGCAACGGTAGGCGCGTAGGACGCCCACGCAAAACCATTGTCGCCCGTGCCGCCTTGACGCGGCCCGAGAACACCAACATTCCATTTCGAGACACCATCGGACACCAGTTCAAGCTGGGCAATCGCATGGGACAACGTAACGAACGTATCGCCGTCTATGGTGTCGGCCCCAGCCCGCGCGAACGTCACTGTTTTGGTCGTGTCAATAACGCCAATGGCGTCCTTGAACACAATTGCTTCGCCAGCTTGGTAGGTATTGGCTGGCGGCAACGTGAAAGTAATCGCTGCTGGCAATGCAGATAGCCACAAATCACGAACAAACGGGGACAGTGTTGCGCTGACGCCAGGAGAAAGTATAATTTTCGGGGCCGGGTTGAGCTGCAACCGCAAACCGTTGCCAGTAATTTCACGATCACCAGCTACTATCGTCGCGTTATTCCAACGTTGTTTGCGGATTTCAGTGTCGGGGCCTAGATTGTGGATAAGGGACCCGGAAGCAATTTGTGTGGTACTTGATGTGTCCAAATAATTATCATCAAGTAACGTATGTAAGGCGTTAACACCTATATTAATGTTAGTAGTGGTCGTCAACGCCGGATCAGCGGGGATAATGGTATTGCCGATAATCCTGCAATCAACAACCACACCGTTGCTGCCAATATCGATAAGCGCCCCGTTGCTTCCTGGCCCAAGATAAGTTTCGATAGAATTGTGCTCAATAATAACGCTGTTCATATTGTCGAGCTTGATGCAGCCGTTATGATTCTCAATCGTACAGTTTGGCCCGATGATGAAATTGACCGCGCCGCCGATCTGCGTCGCCTCGATGCCAACATTGTCCCCGGTAGAATACAGTGGGCCTTCGATCCGAATGTCAGGTCCGGTCAATGTAAATTTAATGCCGTTGAGATAACGACCACCAATGATCGTCGAACACGACATGCCGCCGTTGTTGATATTCGAACCGCTGTTGTCGTGAAAAAATGAATGAATACCGGCGCGGCTTAAACAACGCAAACGAACAAATTTCGCGCCTTGAAACTTCGGTCCGTTTGCTGTCGTGTCGATGTAAATTGCGTTGTGACCAACATTCGAACCAATTGTGAATCCTTCTAGATGCAGGAAATCCAGCGCCCAATCCGCACTACCTCTAATCTTAATAATCTTAACTGCGTTGCCGACGCTGGGCAACGGCGTAATCATACCCCACGGACGGCCAAATTCAACCACTTTAGAACCGCTGCCCACAATTTTGACGGCTTTAGAAATTAAAAGACAGTAACCAGTGCCAGGGTTCTCACTTACTGTATAATTACCTTTCAAAACAACTGACAAGCCGCTATCTTGCGCGGCATCAATGCATGCCTGCAACGCAACACGGTCATCCGCCACGCTATCACCAATCGCGCCGAAACTTTCCGGCGTCAACGCAATCAGAATGCCACCACCTTCTGCACCGCTAATTGCGCCATTAACGTGAACCCATTGTGATGAAGTACCATCGTCGTAATATACATACGTGTTGCCGGTGTCGGACTCAAACCATTGTTGACCTTGGGTTGGACCCGGTGGAGGGGTATCCGATGTAATCATTGTTCCGGGACCGGGAGAACCCGGAGGCCCAACAGGACCAACAGGGCCAGGAGGACCCGGAGGACCCGGAGGACCCTCATTACCGAACACAGCCGCATCAATTATATCGAAATTAACATTAAGCTTCCCGCCCCAAGTATCATCAGAAGCGCCGACATCAGGCTTGGTAAGTCCTAGATTGGGAGTAACTTGGTCTGCCATGTTAAGTCCCGATCATCTACAAGTGATCACAACAGGTGTCCAAATTTCCGGCGGATTTGGCGGAACAGGCGCCCAAATATCTCCGAGCGGGGGATTTGGAACCGGCGTCCAACAATCATCAGAAATAACCTCTTCCCCACCAAGATCGTAGGTCCCCATTCCGTACTTCCCTAGGCCGTATTTGCGTCCCATTACCCAAACGACTTTCGCCTTACGGGGACAAGGGTAGAACCACTCGCCTTGTCAACCCTGTGAGCATTGTTCATGTCGGCAACAGCCCGCACCACTTCCCTATCCCAAGTAGCACCCCGCTCATCCTCGATAGAGTATAGCGAAGCGATGTGGAGTATCTTTAGAGTATAGATAGTAGAGTGGTACTTATTCGCCCAGTTATTTTCCGCATCGGTGAGCGGCGGAATGTTTTGGTAATAAGCCAGCTCCACATTTAAGCCGGAGCCACTGACCCCGCCAACAATAAGATAATTACCAACAATAGTATAGCGATTGTGTCGGCCCGGATATGGAGATTCTGGAGCATCTGGGAACTCCGGGTTATAGAAGGCATCGGGGGTTTGATAACGAAGAACACCGCCAGGGGGGTTACCCCAACGCGCCAGCCGGATTTCCTGCCAATCCAGCGGCAGCGGAACTCGGTCTTCTATTAAGTTGCAAGTATCGAACTGGATCATGTGCTTGACGCGAAGCACCGTCGACAAGTATTCCTCGGCCATACGAATCCAGCCGGTAACTACGGAGTTCGGATAAACATCGTCCCCGATAGCCAGCCACTTACGAACTTCTTCACATTTGTCTGCTAGAAATGTGGGCATTACACCTGGCCCTTCCAAATGCGAAACGCCGCGTTATCAGGATCGTTGAGCCACCGTTTCCAGTCTTGCTCATCCCAGCCCTCTAACATGGCTTTTTCAGCAACTTGGATGGGCACCCCTCGTGCGACCAGTTTGTTGGTCGAACGTCTAGGGTGAAGTTCACGCATTATGGCGTTATTCTTAAGCGCCTGTTCCAGGTCTTGTTCTGTGTAGACGTGCACTGTATCTGGGTTATCGTCATCCCAGATCATCTCGCGCTTAACAGCACCATCATCGCGGTACACAAACTTTCGTTCCGTCATACTAGCACACCCTTAGTTCGCTGTCAAGTATAGTATAGCGTTCCGTCATTTATACTTCTTTGCAGTATTTGCCTGGTTGTATTTCAGTATACCCTTGTAAATTTCTTTTGTAGTTAGCGGTGATGATTGTTCAAGCCCAGGATTGAACAATTTGTTGTACTCAGCCTTAACTTCATTGTTAGTTAATTCGCCCTTTTTATGCTTTTTCTTAACCTCTGCCCACGCTTTTAAAGAAGCTGGATCGGATGACATATCTACTGGTTTTTCACTGTATAACTTCTTTAATAAATCCTTGTATTGCCCATGGGTTATTTCGCCTTCACTTAAAGCAACTTGTAAATTATACGCATCCATCTTTTCATAATCCTGAATCCCCTTTAGCATTCCTTTCGGTTGTTTTGGAGCCTCACCCGACTGCAACAATCCACCATAATATTGATCTTTCTTATCCTCTATGACTTTCAATTTAGCCTGGTATTCATCCGGCGTTATTTTCTTCTTAAAATATTGATCAATGACTTTATTGTGTTCCCAATTTATATTACTAAGCGCGGGGTCCATATATATCGAATTAGTGGGTTTCTTAAATAACAACATGTTAGGTATCTGTAAATCAGTATTAACAGGGAGTTCAAGGTGCTTCCCGGCCCCCCAAATTTTATCATACCCTTTGTGAAAATCACCCAACGACAAATCGCCGGTTTGGTATTCTTTCACCAGCTGTTCTTGATCCGCGTATTTTAACCCCAAAGCCTTCTGCTTAGCTGCAAGATCAGCCTGCTTCGCTTGATATTGTTCATCAATCATGTGCATCGTAGTGCTATCGTCTTTCCACCATTGATGCGTATTTAATGATGGCGACCTAACAAAACTTTCTATCTCACCTCGCGGTTTTAGAATACCGCGCGGCAATCTCCAATCATAGCTTTCATCTGTAAATATAGGCAAATCATCATCCCAACCTTTTATTTCCATCTGATTCTTAACGCCGCGCTTTTTTGCTAGTGCCTGACCCTCCGCCGAAAATCTAGGAGTCAATTGCTCCGGTTTAAACGCCATAAAAGTATTGTAAGGACCAGCTTCCATCACATCTGAATAATGTGGATACCATATAGAATCATACCCCCTATCTTGTAGCATAGGAATAAATTGATCCTGCCATGTCTTAGCAGTTCCACCTATATTGTACATATCAGACAGCAATCCCCTAGGAGCGGTAAATCCTTGCCGCATATTCTCTTCCAGGTAGCCAATAACTTTATCGGGATCATTCCATTTTATAGCATCAGCCGGGTATTTTAATGCACTTTGTGCATCCATTAAAAATGGCTTAATGCGGGGTTCGGCAGCGTCCGGAGTACCAAATACCTTACCACTCATAAAATCCACAGTTCCAGGAAGTACCCCTTTATCAGCGTACCCCATACTTATAGTTGGGTCAACAGTAGCGTGGAGGCCAATGTCATGCTCCGGAGGAGGTAATTTTAATCTTTCAAATTCCGCTGGGCTGCTAGTTGCGTGACTAACAGCAACCACAGGCGGGTCTTTTCTTGGAGGAAGCTTCCACCCACTTGTAAGCGTCATTCCAGGAACAGCGGCTGCTCCTGTAACTGGCATTCCCATAGTGTTGAGGGCTGTCTCAGCATTTAACTGAGCGCCGAATCGTCGAGGGTCATAATCGGTAGACATCGACGGAGCAGTTCCGGTTTGCTCCGCCGCGATATCTTTTGCAGCGTCAACCAAACCAGCCCCGGCTCCGATGATACTCATCGGAATCTTGCCGATTCCTTCCAACAATTGGGTGGACAAGCCTTCACGCCGTCTAGTCGCCGCTAAGCGTTGACGTAAAGCAGCAGCCTCGAATGGATCAGTAAGGAGGCCTTGCATTATCTCTTACGTTTGCGCTTATCCGCAGAGTGAAATTCCTTCGCCACCTTGACCGGCACCCCGGCTTTCTTAGCGAATGACGGGTTATGGGCAGCCGCTCGCATGAGCTTAGCCTGCTTCGCAGATTTGCTCGGCATA